ACCCGCGGGCTTGGGTTCATTTGTGAATTTTCAGAGTTGGTTTACTGGTTTACTCAGTTGACCGGCTTAGGTTGACTGGTTTACCGATGGCGATGAATCAGGTTGAGTACGCTGCTCATCGGGGGGTGAAGAAGCAGTACATCAATCGTCTGGTGAGCACCGGCGTGATACCGGTCGACAGCAACAAGAAGATCGACCCGGCTGTTGCCGATGCGATTCTCGATGCGCGCGCAGATCCATCGCGCGAGGGTGTGGTCCGCGCCAATGCCGAGCGGTACGGCAAACCGCTGAATCCTGCCTTGCAGCAGTCGATACCGCTGCACCCGGACGAGGCGGCCATCATGGCCAACCTGCCTCGCGTCCCGGATGTGAACAAGCCGCCGGTGCTCAAGTTTGCCGATGTCAGGGCTCGCCGTGAACAGGCGCTTGCCGAGACGGCTGAATTCGAGCTCGCCAAGATGCGCGAGCAGTACGTCGAGCGGTCTGCGGCCGGCTCAATGGCCAAGGCTGCGGGCAAGGCGTGGCGCAATCTGCTGACCGAAGTCCAGGCGACGCTGCCGTCCATGCTGATCGGCGTCGTCAAGCAGCACGTTGGCGGCAAGATCGACCCCGACGTTTACCAGTTGATCGAGCACGGCTTCCGTTCAATGGTCACTGAGGCGCACCGCACCGCGCTCAAGCAGGTGGCAGACGAGGTAGAACGCATGGGCAAGGTGGTCGACGCGGTGGATGACGCGCGCAGCGCCGTCAAGAACTAGCCCGTGTACAGCCCCGAGAAAACCGACGCCGACCGCGAGTCAGGCGGGCAGTACCTTGCGCGCATGTGGCGCGAAGGGCTCGAGATGCCCGCTGCCATGACTATCACGCAATGGGCGGACGAGTACCGCTACATCGCGGGCGGCATGTCTCCGATTGCCGGCAAGTGGGTCACCGACCGCATGCCGCATCTTGCGGAAATCATGGATGCGCTCTCGCCGTCACATCCATGTACTGATGTCACCTTCATGGGTTCGTCGCAGACTAGCGGCAAGAGCGATTCGCTCATCAATCTGCTGGCCTACCACGTTCACCATGACCCCGATTCCATGCTGCTCGTGGTGCCCAACCACAAGCAGATCAAGCGCATGTCCAAGCGCTTTGACCGCAACGCCGAGGCCACGCCGGTGCTGCGCGATGCGCTGCGGCCCCGGTCGCGCAAGGATGCCAACTCCGCCGAGCTCAAAGAGTTTGACGGTGGCATGCTCTACTTTGCCTCGTCCGAGTCGCCGTCTGATCTCGCATCGGTCACCTGCCGCATCGTCGCGCAGGATGAGGTCGATCGCTACCCGCAGGACGTAGAAGGCGAGGGCGACCCCACGGTGCTGGCTGATGCCCGCACCACGATGTACGGGCCGCGAGCCAAGCGCTACAAGGCAAGCTCGCCCACGGTCGAGGCGCTATCGCGCATCAATCGCGCGTTTCTGCTGGGCGATCAAAGCTATCGCCATGTGCCATGTCCGCACTGCGGCGAGTATCAGCGCTTGGTGTGGGACGGTCTTGATTGGCCTCATGAAAACCCTAAAGCGGCCTATTACATCTGCCAGGTAACCGGCTGCATCATCGAGGAGCACCACAAGCAGACGATGCTGCGCAACGGCGTGGCCAGGTGGGTGCCAAAGTTCCCCGAGCGCTCGCTGTTTCACCGCTCATTCCAGATTTCTGCGCTGTACAGCACTATTGGGCTCGGCAAGAAATGGGGTGAGCTGGCGCAAGAGTTTGTCGACTGCAAGGGCGAAAAAACCAAGCTCAAGGTGTTTGTCAACACCCGGCTTGGCGAAACGTGGGTCGACAACGACGAAAAGGTCGATTGGGAGCGCGTCAAAGAGCGGGCCGAGAAATACCCGCTGCGCCGCGCCCCCTCGCGCTGCCTGCTGTTCACCGCCGCAGTGGATGTGCAGAAAGACCGTTTCGAGTACCTGATCGTCGGCTGGTGCCGCGATCGCCGAGCCACCGTCATCGACCACGGCATCATCATGGCCGAGACGGCGGTGCTCGCCGACTACCAGGCTATTGAGGCGTACCTCAAGCGCCCGGTTGAAACGGAGTTTGGTACTGTCATCGTGCCCGACATCGCGCTAATCGACTCCGGCTATCAGCAGAGCATCGTGCTGCAGTTCACGCGAGCACACAAGGCCGATCGCTGGTATGGCACCAAGGGTGCCAGCCGCCGCAATGCCCCGCTGATCGGCAGGCCGCGCAAGGTTGATGTCAAGATCAACGAAAAGCCCGACCGCTGGGGCGCCGATCAGTACGAAATCGGCACCGATGTCGCCAAAGACTGGATCTACGCCAACCTGCGCAACGACGGCAAGCGCGACAACCCCGACGACCGGGTCATCCGCTTCTCTGAGCAACTGAGCGACGACTTTTTCAAACAGCTCTGCATCGAGGTGTTTGACCCGCACAAACAGCGCTATGACAAGCCGCCGGGCTCGCGTAACGAGGCGCTCGATCTGATGGTGCTCTGCTTCGCCGGTGCCCATCACCCGAATATTCGTATGGACAAGATGCGCGACGCCGATTGGGATACGCGCATGGCGCTGCACGGGCAGGGCCGCACGCTTGACCTGCTCGCTGCCGCCACCACGCCGGCAGATGACCGGGCGCCGGCCCCCGTGCTGGTCAACCCGCTCGGCGCTGCCGATCAATCCATGCTCGCCCTGCTTGGTGGCGAGCGCAAAACCACAACCGCGGACCTCTAATGCCTCTGGATTGCACGCAACTGCAAGCCGACTATGACGCCCTGAATCAGGCGTACATGGATCTGCTCACCGGCAAGCGCCAGGTCACGGTCACCTATGGTGACAAAACCGTCACCTACGCCATGGCGTCGGCTAATCAACTGCTCGCCGCGCGCAACGAAATCGCCGCGCAGATGCAGGTGTATTGCGGCGTGCAAGTCGTCGGCGCACCCGCCAGCCGCTTTGCGCAGCCCAGCATGGGCGATGGTCGCTGCTGATGTATCAGGCTCATTCCAACATCCGGGTGGCCAACCCGTGGGGCAGTGGCGCGCGTGCGCTGCCGGCGCCTGTGGAGCCCGCATCCGTTGAGCAGGCGCCGCAGGTCTCCGCGCTCGCCTATCGCGGCGCCGGGTTTGGCGAGAAAACCCTGCAATCGTGGGATGCCACGCCCCGCTCGGCTGATTCCGCCATCCTGCCCGAAGCGCAGCGCCTCGCCGGTCGCAGTGGCGATCTGCTGCGCAACAACGGCTTTGCTGCCGGCGTGCGGCAAACGCAGGTCGACAACATCATCGGCCCGATGGGGCTGCGCCTCTCGCCCAAGGTTGATTACATCGCCCTCGGCAAAACAGAGGAATGGGCGCGTGACTGGAATCGCCGCGCCGCCGCGCTGTTCCGCACATGGGCCAATGACCCGCGCGAGTGCGACATCGCCGGTCTGCATGACTTTGCCGACCAGCAAACCATCCACTTCTACAACACGTTCAGTGATGGCGATGCGTTCGCCCTGCCGATGTGGGATGACACGCCGGGCCGCAAGTGGCGCACCCGCCTCATGGGCATCCAGCCTGCCCGCGTGCGTAACCCGCAGGGTGTGGCCGACACCAACGAGCTGCGTGGCGGCATCCGCTTCGACGCCAATGGCCGTCCGCTCGCTGCCCACATCAGCAAGCGCAACCCCACCGATCTGCTCGCGCTCGGTGCCTACGGTGCCTACGAGACAACCGAAGTGCCGTTCACCACGGCATGGGGCCGTCGCCGCATCATTCACCTGATCGAGCGGCGCGAGTTCGGGCAAACGCGCGGCGTCGGCGCGCTCGCGCAAATCCTCGCCCAAGCCAAGCAGCTCGACCAGTATCTCGACTACGAGATGAAAAACCAGATGCTCAACGCGCTGATCGCGTTGGTCATCGAAACGCCCACCGAGGATCTGCTGGGCGCATTTGCCGATCGCGGCAAAGCGCTCGAATACCTCGACGCGCGCAAACCGCCCACCTTCAACGGCGGCGCCAACGTCATGCAGCTCAAGGTGGGTGAAAAAGCGACCGCCTTCTCGCCCAACCGCCCCGGCCCGCAGCTCGAGCAGTTCGCCATGATCTACCTGCGCGAAATGTGCGCAGCGACCAACCTGCCCTACGAGCTGTTCACCAAGGATTTCAGCAAATCCAGCTACGTCGGCATCCGCGCTGGCTTGGCCGAGGCGGTGCGCTTCTTCACTGGCAAACGCTATTGGCTTGCCACCGGCTTTTGCCAGCCGGCATGGGAGCTGGTGCTTGAGGAGGCCGTCAACCGTGGCGACATCGAGGCGCCCGGCTTCTACGACAACATCGCCGCCTACGCCAAAGCCAAATGGCTCGGCGCGCGCTACAGCTTCACCGACCGGGTGAAAGAAATCACCGCCTCGGTGCTCGCCCTTGAAAACAACCTCACCACGTATGAGGAGGAGCACGCCATGCTCTTGGGTGAGGATTTCGAGGATGTCATCCAGCAGCGCGCCGCCGAGACCAAGATCATCGCCGCTGCCGGTCTCAGTCAGCCCGGCGGCCCGGTCGCCGTGGCTGCCGCTGGTGCGCCGCAGGTTGATCCCAACCAGCCGCCGGCCGATGAGCCGGCGCCAAACAAGCAGCAGGGTTAGCCATGCACATCGCCCGAATCGCGGCCGAGTTCTTCAACACGCCGCTGCTGATTAGCGACGACGCCGCGCACGCCGTTGAGGCGTTCCTCTGGCAGCGCATCGTCACCGCCGAATCCGGCGGTGACTACAAAGCGCTCGACAAGCCGCTTGATCGGGCGGTGATCGACAGCGCGCGCAAGCCGTATTCGGTCAGCGATGGTATCGCCCTGATCGGCATTGATGGCGAGCTGGTCAACCGCGGCAGCTACGTCGGCGCCAGCTCCGGCGTTACCAGCTACGAGGGCATTGCTGCGCAGATCAAAGCTGCCCAGGCCGATGCCGCGGTCAATGGCATCATGCTTGAGGTCAACAGTCCAGGCGGTTCTGCTGCCGGGCTGGCGGCGGTGCAGCAGGTCATCAACAGCGCCAGCAAGCCCATTTGGGCTATTGCCAACGCCCAAGCCGCCAGCGCGGCGTACTGGATCGCCTCGTCGGCCGATCGCGTCGGTGTGGTCCCCGATGGCATGGCCGGCAGCATCGGCACGGTGATCGTCATGCGCGATCTCACCAAGGCGATGGAAAAGGCGGGTGTAGCCGCTCACATCATCCGCTCGGGTGGCCGCAAATATCGCGGTAGCGGTATGGAGGCGATCGACCCCGCCACCATCGCGCGCATGCAGGAAGTGGTCGACGCCTACTCGGCTGATTTCTTCGCTGCCGTCGCCGCCAATCGCGGCATCAGTGTTGACGCTGTCGACGCCATGGATGGCGAAATGTTCATGGCCGCCGAGGCCAAAAAGCTCAAGCTGGTCGACGCCGTCGCCACCGTCTCTGATTTCCACGCCCAGATGGTGAAGGCCATCCGTGGCGGGTCCGCTCACAAAGTGAGCAAAGGCAAACCTGCCGCATCGGCAATCTCCATCTCAACGAAAGGAAACACCATGTCTGGTGATCTCGTTCACAGCGCCGCCGATCTCGACGCGGCAAAAGCCACCGCCCACGCCGAAGGCGTCAAGGCCGGTGAAGCCAATGGCATCAAAGCCGGCGCCACCGCCGAGCGTGAGCGCATCAGCGCCATTCTCGCGCTCGACGAGGCCAAAGGCCGCGAAGCCCAGGCCCAGCACATCGCGCTCAAAACCAACGCCAGCGTTGACGATGCCAAGGGCATCCTCGCCGTCGCGCCCAAGGTCGAGGCAGAAAACCCGCTCAAGCCAAAAGAGGATCTGCTCAAGGCGGCCATGAGTAAAGCCAGCAACAGCAACCCCGATGTGGATGCTGACGCTTCGCTCAAGGGCACTAACGGCAAGCCCAGCGAGGATCAAAAAGTCGCGGCCAATCTCGCCGCAATCAAAGCCCAATTTGGCGGCGTTCCAGCCAAGTAATCGCCTGCAGGCGATTCTTCTTCATCGCACCCAAAGGAAATCACCATGACCACTTACAACCAGGTCTATCCGCAGACTGCAGGCTTCTCGAAGGACAGCTTTGTCCCCGATACCGTCCTGATCGGCGGCGACCACAAATCGCGGGAGTTCACCCTGCCGGCCAACTCCTCGTTTGCCAAGTACGAGGTTGCCAAAACCGATGCCGCCGGTAACTTGGTCAAGTACGCCGCTGCCGCTGCTGCCGACGACAAAATCGTGATCGTCTGTTACGACGCCGACAACCTCAACGCCACCGCCGCCAACCTGCGCACGCCCAAGGTCATGTGCTGGTACGCGGGCGAGTTCAACGAAAACGGCCTTGTGTATGTCGGTGGCAACAGCGCCGCCACCATTCGCGGCATTGCCCTGCCAGGCATCGTCCTCTCCAACCCGCAAGTGCGCAACTAACGCACCGCGCACTCTCGCAAACGAAAGGATCATTCCATCATGGCATTTGACATCTACACCAACGCCGAACTGCAGGAGATTGTTCGCTACACCCTGCCGGACGCCAACTACTTCAAACAACGCTGGTTCTCGCAGCAGCGCTTCTCGGCCACCAACAACATCATCTTTGATGAGATGGTCGACAAGCGCATCCGTGCGCCGTTCGTCATGCCGCATGTCGATGGTCGCCCGATCGTCGAGAGCGGTTACAGCAGCAACACCTACCAGCCGGCTTACATCAAGCTGCGCGATGGCATCCAGGCGGCCGATCTCACCAATCGTGCGTTTGGTGAGGCCATCAACAGCATCCCCGAGCCGCTGCAGCGCTTCAATCAGGGCCGCGCCAACGCGCTGCGCCAGCATCACGAGGCGGTGGAGCGCACCATCGAATGGATGTGCTCGCAGTACATGCAATTCGGTGCCTACACCGTCAGCGGTGATCGCTACCCCACGCGCTACCTCAATTTCGGTCGCGATGCGGGTAACACCGTTGCGCTGTCGGGTGGTCGTCTGTGGACGGCGCCCACTACCGCGCAGCCGCTCACCGATTTCGAGTCGTTGTCGCGGCAAATCTTCGTCAAGGGCAAGGCGCCCGGCACGCTGGTCACCATGACGCCGGAAGATTGGGCGCTGTTCCGCGAGTGCACCCAGGTCAAGGAGAAATTTCAGTTCTTCAAAGACATTGGTGGCCCGCTGCCCAACATCACGCCGCAGGCCGCTGCCAAAGTGCAGCGCATGGGCATGATCGGCGGTTTCGAGATCGAGGTCTACCACGACGCGTGGGAGGATGACTCCGGCACCGAGCAGCGTTACCTGCCGGTTGGCACGGTGCTGATGTCGGCGCCCGGTGAAAGTGGTTTGGGCGGTCGCCAGCTCTACGGGCGCATCCAGCACTTGGCCGCACAACTCAACGGCCAATCGCAAACCGACATCTACCACTACGAGTGGATGGGTGAAGACGGCGAGGCGCACAACATCGGCACGCACTGCGCGCCACTGATCGCCGCGCGCAAGGTCAACTGCTCGGCAGCGCTCATCGTCCGCTAACGATACGCGGCGGCAACGCCGCGTAGCTCTGGCCGCGCACACCGGCCGCCTCCCCGGCCCCGCAAGGGGCTGGCTCCGTCTCTCCTCAAGCCGCCTTCGGGCGGCTTTTTGTTTTTAAGGTTGCACAACATGGCACTCCAGGCTCGCGTTGCAATTCACAGTGGTACCGGCGAAAACGGTCAGCCCCTTTTCATTGTCAATCCCGGTGAAAAGCTGCCCAAAGATTTCCCGAAGGATGAGATTGATCGTCTCGTTGATCGCGGCTTCGTGATTGATGTCAAGTCTGACGACGACAAGGATCTCGCCAAGCTCCCGCTCAATGCCGAGGATGGCTCGCGCCCCGCGCTGCCGGCGTCCACCGCAGAGTAGTCGCTGAGGCACCATGCCCGGCTGGACCCGTGACACCCATTGGGACGCCTTTGCTCGCGCGGGCATGCTCGCGCTCTGCGATGTGTCCATCAATGGCACGGTGCATCCGGGCGTCTACATCGGCATCCGGCAGCCGGACAAGCTCTATCTCGACGGCGCCTCGCAGCAAACCGACTACGAGGCCGAGTTTGAAACCGGCTCGCTGCCGGGCCTCGCGGTAGACGACGTCATCACCGTGCTCGACGGCGGCGCGCAATACCGCGTCAGAAACCAGCCAGCGTTTCGCAGCAGCACCGGCTGGTATAGCCAATGCGCGCTTGAGTGCGTCGCGGTGGCGTATCCAAAAGCGCCGTTGCCGCTGCCATCGGGTGACGCTGTTTTGGGGGGTGATGTGCTTACCAAAGTTGCTGTTGCTGCGGTCGCCGCGCATCGTCTCGTGGTCTCGTCGGGTGCTGCCGGTTGCCTGCATGCCAGCAACGCGGTGCGCACTCATGGCGACGAGGTCATTGGTATCGCCCAGGCTGCCGCCGCCATTGGGTCGCCGGTCGTAGTGCAATCGGCTGGCGAGCACGTATTCGATGGGTGGGCGTGGACGCCGGGAGATCGCCTGTTTTGCGGTGTGGATGGTCAGCTTACGCAAACGCCGCCGCTGGATGCGGCGGCGTTTACGCTGTCGGTTGGGCATGCCATCACGGCCACCAAGATTTTCATTGCCATCGGTGACGCGGTCTATCACCGCTAGGGGTTGATGTGGCGTTTCACAAACCGCTCGTGCTTGACGGTGGCGAGGTAAAGCGCATCCCGGATGGCGACCAGATTGATCCGGGAAGTGTTGTAGCCGCTCCAATAGGGCCGTTGCTGAGTTACGCAAGCGGTCGACTGGATCGCATTGACTATGACGACGGTAGCTACAAACAGCTCAGCTACGACGCCGGCAACGGGTACCGCTTGCAGCGCATCGACTATGTGCGCGGCGCCGCTACCACGCGCAAGGACTTTTCGTACAACTTAGACGGGACGCTGCACGAAATTGTGCAGACGGAGCTGTAGCCATGCCTTTCCGCTTCGCCATTCCGATCAAAACCGACCAGGGCGAATTCCGGTTTGCCGCGCTGACTCTGGTCGTGTCGCCGGCGTTTCGCGATGCCGGGGTCGAGGCGCAGATCGTGCTGCGTGCCCAGCCCTATGACGTGCGCGATGGCCGCGTGGTGCGCCCGACTGAGACCGTGCAAAGCGAGCTGGAGGGCGGCCAAGTCATCACGATCGAGGCGCCGACAGACGCGCATGACCGCAACATCGTTTTTGGGGAAGGCTACACAGATGCAGCCAAGAACCCGCGACTAGCCAAGGCGTTGACCATGATGGGCGCGGCGCTGCAGGAGTTCCTGATCACCGAGACTGTAATGGTTGAGGGGGCCGGGTAATGGCTACTCGCTACGCTGTCGCGAACGACGACTGGTCTGCCGCCGCAACGTGGAATGGCGGCACGCTGCCGACCTCATTGGACGACGTGTACTGCAACGGCTTCACGGTTACGTTGGATCAGGATGTAACTGCTGTCAGCATTCGCAATGATTCGCTAGCCTCTCCGGTGATCGCTGCCGGTGGGCGGGTCAACATCACGACCATCGCAAGCACGCGCACCGTCACCGCCAACTTCATCTGCAACAGCACCACCAGCCTGCTCAATTTGTTCGCCACCAGCGGAACGCTGAACCTCGTTGGCAACGGCACGCGCGGCAATACTGGCAACGGTGGCAATGTGCTGACCATGTCTGGCTCTAACGGGTCCACAGTCAATCTGACCGGAAACTGGCAGTCTGGAACTGGTGGCGGCAACTCGAATGCAATAGGCGTCAGTTCGTCGGGGTCGAATCTTTCGCACACTGGCACGATCACCGGAACGGCAGTCAGCTTCGGAATCAACTTCAACGTCGTTGGCGCCAAGACGCTTTCTTTTGGAACAGCCGGGCCGAACGGAATTTACATTGTGGGCGGGACGGGTGCAGGGCATACGGTAACGGTAGCCAACATAGACAACACTATCGCGGGGTACACCACCGCACAATGTTGCGTGACAATTGCCGGCGGCGTCTTTTCCGCGGTGACCATCAATACCGCAGGAGACATCCCAACCGGCACTTGCGTTGCCGTCAACTTCGCCCAAGCCGCGACCAGTGGGCCGGCGGTGCTGAATGTCAACGGTGGAAATGGCGACATCTATTGGCCTTCCACCGCGACGCAGATGGTGCTTGTCAGCTCTGGAGCTGGCGCAGGCACCAGTACAACGGTCAATTGTCGAGACATCTACGGTCATCGCGTAGGGGTTCCCAACAACGTAGGCGTCATCCAGATGCAGTCAAGTCAGGCGTGCACGCTCACGGTTAACGCTCGTGACGCATTGGCGGGAACGGTAAGCGGAGGCAATGGCTCCGCTGTCGTGATGAATTTGTCAGCAGCGGCAACCCTCAATCTGAATCTTAGCGGAACCAACGGCGCCGTAGGAAGCACTGGCAACGTCAGCGGCTACTATGGTGCTAGCAATTGGTCTACCGGAACATTCAATCTCAACGGCATCGCTCGCGGTGGCGTGTCCACTAACAGCAGTCAAACATGCTGCGGATTTGTCAACAACTCGACTGGCACAGCCTTTGTCACAAAAGCGGTCAGTAACGACTATCCCAACGGTGGCAACACCGGGCCGCAGTTCGGAACAATGCAAACCGCGCTCGGCGGGTTCATCACCATCGACAGCAGTGATGACGGCAGCGGCGGTTGGCCCGCGTGCTCCGGGCGCACCTTCGTGCGTGCTGGCTCAAATGGCCAGATCAAGATGCGCGAGAGCAATGCTGGTGTGCTCAAGACATTTGGCGCCAATCCGACAGACTACCCGGCGCCCGCGAATGTGCGCGATGGAACCGCCTACAACAGTGGTGCGCAGACGGGCACGTTGAAAGTTCCCCCTGCCGGATCGGTTGCCCTTGGCGTGCCCGTAGACGCTACCACGGGAACCGCCGTGTTGACGCTTGCCGCAATCGAAGCCAGCACTGTATTGGCGAAAAAGGCCCACGTCGATGCAGTACCAACCGCAGTGCGGACTGAGTTGGCGCCGGAACTTGGCCGCATGGACGCGGCTGTCAGCACTCGGGCAACCCAGGCCAGTGTCACGGCAATCCCGACGACACCGCTTCTGGCGGCGAGTTATGTCGCGCCGGATAACGCGGGCATTGCAGCAATCAAGGCCAAGACTGACCAGCTTGCGTTCACCGGAGCGTTGGTGCAGTCCATCGCAACGACGGTTTCCGACAAAACCGGGTACAGCCTGACCGGTGGGGAACGGGACGCCATCTCTACGGCGGTTCAAGCTGGTATCCTCAATGAAGGGGATGGGCAGCAGATCCTGAACGCAATCGTCGGCGCAATCGGCAACACGAATGTTGACCAAGTTGCGCTCGTCGCGGCGATCCGCTCTGACCTTGAGCGCGTCGGCGGCACGCTTGCGACCAGGGCGAGCCAGACGAGCGTGTCGGCGATTCCAACAAACCCGGTACTCGCGACCGATGCACGCCTTGCCTACCTTGACGCCGCCGTTTCAACGCGGTTCCCGACGTCGAGCTACGTGGCGCCACTTGATGGCGCCGCCACGCAGGCGGCAGCGCAGGCCGCACTGATCGCGTTCGACCCGGCGACGGTGGCTGATCTGCTGGGTGCGGTGACCGCGCTGCAGGCGGATAACGCGGCGACACAGGCGGCGATTGCGGCGTTGCCTGCGCCGGACAACGCCGGTATCGCGGCCATCAAGGGCAACTCGGCGCTTATTCCGACATTGCTTTAGTCCATGCCCTCCATCTACTTCCAATTCATCTCCGAGGTTCAGGCCCGCGTTACAGCGCTTGGCGGCTGGGGTTCTGGCGGTGTGCGGCGATCGCATGAATTTGCGGTGGAGCGGCAGCAGCGTCCGGCGGCGCGGGTTGGCCCCGGTGTGCTGCGCTATCAGTATGGTGCTGATGTGCGCGAGTGGCCGCAGGATTTCGCCGTCACCATCAGCATCACCAGCAACACCGATACCGAGCTTGACGGCTACTTTGTTGCCCTCTGTGCCGCGCTTGAGGCGCCGTGGACAACGCCAGGTGTGATGCGCGTGCGCCCGGTCGAGGTGCTGTTCCGCGAGGCGACGGCTGACGCCACCGCCTATCAACTGCTCATCACGCTGGCGCCGCAATCGGTGCCGCTCAAGGCGTATCACGTCGACCAGCGCAAGTAGCGCCTAGTTTCTCTCGCCCCGGTGGGGCGCTCAACCAAAGGAAATCACCATGTCGGATCAAACCTCCGCCGAGGCTGGCGAAGCCTTGCCCAAGTGCGGCAAATACGAGCTGCTGCGCGACCATGAGGACAACAGCATTCAGTACCGTGCCGGTGAGGTGCTTGAGTTCAATTGTGAGGAAGCCGCTTTCCTCAAAAAGCATGGCGTCATTTGGGAGGTCAGCGACAAGCCGGTCACCCGCAAGCGCCTGCTCGCCTCGCCTTGTGCCGGCTGCGGCGCCACGCTGGTCAACGATCCGCCTGCTGCCTAGGCGTTAACCCTGTCTCTCCACTTTCCGCGTTCCACGCGGCGCTCGCCTGATCGCCGTGCCCTTCGGTTTTAGCCAACCCACCGGAAAGGTAAATCATGAAATACGCCTTCTACGGCGATCTGCAGATCGGCGAAATTGATCTCTCGCTCGCCGCCAGCGCCACCAACGTCTTTGCGCAAGTGCGCAAAACCTTCAATCCGGGCTGTCAGGAAACCCTTGAGCTCGAAAGCTCGCAGGAGGTCCATGAGGTCTACAACGGCTGCACCGGGCAAGAGTTGCTAGCGTTCAGTCGCGTCAAGAAGCGCACCTCGTCCATCAAAGCGTCGTTCAGTGATGCCACGCTGCAATCGCTGCGGGCGTGGATGAACGGCACCGATATGGCCGCCGACGGTGCGCCGGTTGCCATCACCAACCAGACGCTCAATGCGTCTACGGGTGCAGCGGTCGTCACGGTAGGCGACTATAGCCAGTTGGGTCGTATGAACATCACCGGTCTCACGCTCACCGGTAACGCGGTGGCACTGGTAGCCGGCACGGACTACGAGCTGAACGCCACGTTTGGCTCCATCCGCTGGCTGCGCGACATCACCGGCCCGATTGTTGCCACGGCTTACAACTACCAAAACCCGCGTGGTACCGCCCTGTTCAATGCCGCGCAGAAAAACTACGTGGTGTTGATGAATGGCTACAACGCCGATGGCGGTGTGGCGGGCCAGTTCTGCGCCTACAACGTCAAGCTCGCGCTCGACGGCTCGTTTGCGATCTACACCACGGAGCACTCCACCATCAACTGCTCGGGCGCCATGATGATCGACAGCTCCAAGTCGGCCGGCGGTCTGCTTGGTCAATTGGGCTTCATCCGCGGCTTCGGCATCCCGAACGCCGCGTAAGCCGATTCGGGCGCCGCGCGCCCATCGTCTGCCGGGTTGTCAGCGGGCCGCACCTCCCGCTGGCGCCCGGCGCCTCGTTCTCCTCCTCCTGCTGCGCGCGTCGTGCGTGGTGGGCGCAGTGCCCGTTTGGAACGCGGGGGCCACTGTGCCCTCCACGCCCGATGCGCCTGCCAGTCCCTTCTTTTCGCGTTCCCCATGCAAACACAAATCACCGTCCCCGTAGGCGACCGTCAGGTCGTCGTCCACGAGCTCACCCTTGCGCAAATCCGCGCCTATCTGCGCGGAGAGGAGCTCAAAGCCGTTGCGGGGCATCAGCCCGATGCGTTTGATTCGCTGATCGAGGTGGATGGCTGCGCGCTGCCGCTCATCTACGCCATGAGTGATCTCGCGCCCGGCGATCTCGACGCGGCATTGCCCTCGCAAATGGGCGCGCTGGTCGCTGCCATCAAGCGGGCCAACCCCAGTTTTTTCCAGGCGACGGAGAACATGCGCGCGCTCCTCGCCAGCAACGTGGTGCGCGCAAGGGATGGGCAGACGCCCGCCAGCAGCTCGAGCGAAGCGTCGCCACCCTCATCCGCCACGGCCACGCCAACGCTTGGTCCTACCCCTACGCCACTTTCCAGTCCGCCATCGCAGAACTAGCCGACTCTATCCCCAAAAAGTAGCGCCAACCCATGACTGTCAAGCAATACGACATCGTCCTCAACTACGACACCAGCAAGGCCGACGCCTCGCTCGCGTCGTTCCGGGCGGGGGTGATTCGTTCCTTTCAGGAGTTGCAATCCCGCACCGCCAAGATCGAGGTGCTCAAGGATCTGCAAAAGGACGCGGCCGACGCTAACGCCAACCTCGTCAAGCTGAAAGACCGTAGCGATGAGCTGGCCAGAGTGCTCGGCAAACTCGGCAAGGGCGATGTCGGCTTTAAGCAGCTCGCGGCAGAGGTCAAGGTTGCCGAGCGCGATCTCAAGGCGGCAGAAAAAGCCGCCGGTGCCATCGCAGACAAGATTCGCCTGCTCGACGGCGAGCTGCGCGCCGCCGGGGTTGACACCAAGAACCTCGCTGCCGAGCAGGCTGCGCTCGCCAGGGCGCTGGAGGCGTCGCAGCGCGCCATCGCGGCCCAGGCTGCCCGGCAAACGCTCGGCGTGGTCAGCACTGATGAAGCCCGCGCGCAAATCGCCAAGCTGCGCGAAGCGTATGACGTGCTGCGCGCCAGCGGCACGGCTACCACCAATGAGCTGGCCGTTGCGAAGGCTAATCTCAACGCCAAAATTCGTGAAGTTGAGGAATCTCTGCGCGGTGCTGGTTCGGCGGCAACAAACTTTAACCAGCAGGCCATCGCAGTGGCGGCAACCGCGAGTGCTATCGGGGTTGGCCTCAAGAGTGCGGCCAGTTCGGCTATTGCCTTTGAGCAGGGGCTTGCCCGTATCGGCTCCATTTCGGATTTCAGTCGATCGCAGCTTGAATCGCTCAAGCGCAAAGTGCTCGAAATCACCCAGGCGATCGGCATTGAGGCGCCCACCGCATTGCGCGCTTTGTACGAAATCATCTCGGCGGGCATTCCAGAGCAGAACGCGCTGACCGTATTTGAGAAAGCGTCAAAAGCGGCTATTGCCGGGTTTACCGACATCGATACCGCTGCTCGCGTCGGCATTTCGGTGCTCAATAGCTACGGTCTGCAGGTCAGCCAGCTTGATAGCGTGTACGACAAGCTGTTTGTCACAGTGCGTGACGGTATTGTCACTTTCCCGCAGCTCGCGCAGGATCTTGGCGCGGTGTTGCCCGCTGCTCGGCAGGCGGGTGTATCGCTTGACCAAGTGTCGGCTGCGATGGTCACGCTCACGCGATCTGGCTTGTCGGTGCCCGAGGCGGCGACCGGCATTGAAAATGCCATCAAGTCGCTCTCTGCGCCGGCGCCCGAGGCCGCTGCTGCCTTGCGTGAGGCGGGTATCAGTGTCGGCGATTTCGGTAAAACGCTCGATGAGGTTGCCAAGAAGAATCTCAGTCTGAGTTTCCTGCGTGAAATCATCCCCGATGCTCGCGCCATTCGGGCGGTCGCGGCAATCACGCAGAACTACAACACCTACAGCGACGCGATCAAGTCCGCAGGTGACTCTGCGGGGGCTGCCAAAAAGGCGTTTGATGCGCTGAAAGACACGCCTGAGCAGCAAATCAAAAAGCTCATGGCGTCGGTTGAGGCATTGAAGGTTGCTATCGGTGATGGCTTGCTCAAAGGGGTCATTACGGGTGTCAACGCGCTGCGTGATCTCGCCAAAGAGGCGGCAGAGATGGACAAGCAGGCGCTGGCTTTGGCGGCTACGCTGGGTGGTGGCGCGCTGACCGCCGCCGTGGCTGCGTTGGCGGCCCGCTTTGGTGGGCTCTCCACTGCGGCGGGGGCTTCGGCTGCAGCGTTGGCTGGTTTCGGCGGTTTTCAGTTGGGGCAAACGCTTGCCGACTGGTCGCCCAAGGTCAAGGTGTTTGGTGATTTGCTGGGCGGCTTTCTTGCCGCCGGCGTGACCGACGTATCGGCCCGCTTCAGTCTGCTCAAGGCGACCATCGAGGGCAATGCCCAGGCGCAGGAGCAGGCGCGCGCCACCATCGCTGCCAATGCCGAAACATGGCGAGAGTTCAATGGCGTAACCGCTTCGTCGCGTCTTGCTATTGCTGACCTCACCAAAAAGCAGCGCGAGCTGAACGATCAGCTTGACAAGGCAAAAAACACAGCCATCGACTCGCTCGGCAAGTATGGCGAAGCGCTGCAGCCGGTCACGGCGGCGGTTGATGAAGCATTCAACCGCGTATCCAAGGCGATCAACACTGCCGAGGGGCAGGTGCGGCAGTACCAGTCGCGTCTCGCGGCTGCGGCGGATTCAAACAAGCTGCTGTTTGACGTTGCGATTGCGGGTATCGAGCAATCGGCAGCGCAGCAGGCAGCGGCAGTTGAGCGTGCCATCGCAAAGCAGGAAATTGCCGAAGCGGCTGGCCTACAGCGCATTGCCAAAATCCACTCCGACGCCGGGGCGTTGCGTATTGCCGCGTTGCAGCGTTACGCAGTCGATGCAATAGCGATCGTCGACAAGGAAAACCAGGCTCGCCTTGAGCTGGCCAAAAAGTCGGGTATAGATGTTGCCAAGGTTGAGCTGCAAAACCGTGATGAGAAAATCAAGGTTCTGCAATCGCTGCGTGAAGCCTACAAGTCGAATATCGACTACTTCATCGGCGAGGAGCAGCGGCTGCTTGACAAGGTCAAGGAGCTTTCGCAAAAGCGGCGCGATTTCAATCTTGATGCCGACGCCAAAATCCGCGAGCTGGGCCGTGGTGGTTTAAGTGAGTATCAGCAGCGTGCCGACAGGCTGCTTGAGATTGACCAGAACCTCTATGCCGCCCGCGAGGCGCTGGAAAAGGGGCAGACCAAACAGGCTGAAGATTTTGCCAAGCGCGCCATTGCGCTCGCGGGTGAAACGGCGAAAGCCGTCACCGATGCCGATGGCAAGCAGGTCACCCAGGCACAGGCGATCGAGGAAGCGCAGCAGCGCATCATCGCGGCCCGTAACCTTGTCAACGAGTCAATCGATAAAGAGGCTGAGGCTGCTAAGAACTCGGCTGCCCAATTTGCCAAGCAGCGTGAAGCCGCAGTTGCCGCGTTTGCCGACATCAAGTCGCAACTTGACCAGATTACTGCGCTGCAGGATAAAGAGGTCAAGCTCCGCATTGCGGCCGATACCAAGGTCATCGACGAAGAAATCCTCAAGCTGCGCAAGGCGGTTGAGGAGCAGGAGGTCATCCAGAAGGTTCGCCTCTCGATCGACCGTGTCAAGGCCGATATTGCCGAAATCAAAAAGCTGATCGAGGATGGTGCCAACGAGGCGGTGATTCAGTCGGCTACCAAACAGCTAGCGATTGACTTCAAGGCTGCAGCAGACGCGCTGCCGGCGATTGGCCTCAAAGTCGACACCAAACCGGTCGATGAAGCGTTCGCAAAGGTCAAAGAGGCCATAGACGGTTTCGCCACCCAGAGCATCACGGTCAAAAGCAATGTTGCCGACATTTCCCAGCAGATTCGCGACCTGAGCAAGATCGAAACAACGAGCAAGCATACGGTGCTTGTGACGTATGTGGATGCTGGCGGCAAGGCGGTGTCTACCCCGCCAGTGGCGTCGCCCAGTCCACTCGCGGGTTTTGCGCGCGGCGGCTTGGTGGGTGGGGCGTCGTTGCCAAGGTTTGCGACGGGTGGTTTGGTTGGGCAGGTGCCCGGCACGGGCAACAGCGATAGCGTGCTGACCTATCTGCTTAGTGGCTCGTATGTGCTCAGGAAAAAGGCG